ATCCTTTTTTCATTATCCCAAGTAGCCGCAAAGGACAAAATGCTTTTAACATACTTGGTTTTCTGGATTCGCTCCCGGATGATCCGCTCCGCTTCCTGCTTATTGCGATTGCCAAAAATCTTCTGCCATACTGGTATCCCGTCCTCCAGGTCTTCCCACCATTCGTATATGAGCTGACGCAAACGAGTTACGACGGCCTGATTCACGGCGGCGGCATCGCTGATATAGTTGTTCTGATTTCGGCCAAATACGTAATCGCCGTTTTCGTCGAGTTTCCGATAGATCATCAAGCATCACCTCGCAAATACATTGCCGCTACCCTCTGCCATAGTATCGCCGCAAGATATTGAGTCGCCAATCCTACAGACTGGTTTTCCGTTTACATATACAGAAGAACTGCCACTGCTAGCTACACCGCCATGCGGCGAATGATCCGGACAAGCACCGTGAACAGCCCAAGCGTCACCTAACCGATGAACAGCGCGGCCATTACAAAATACATTCGGGCTAGCCTCAATATTTGGTCTTGCAGGGTAGCAATGCGGATGTCCTGCGGATAAATCGCCAAGTCGTACAATGCCGGACATACTAATCCCTCCTTAGTTCCAGTCAATCCTCGCTCCATTAATTTTTACATTTCCATTTGCGATGATATTAATATTGTCACCGGCAATCTCAATATAGGCACTACCGGCAGCATTGCGAAGCTGCAGTGTATTTGGTGAGTAGTTTTTCACTACATTCGGCTGACTGCGAAAACCGACAATGGCAAAACCATCAGATAAGTCATGACGCCGACGCTCGATTTGGTTTTGCACTCCTCCAGCCTGCCACCATGCATCCATACAGTTATCACTAAATACTACCAGGCATTCATCCCCAGACTGCACAGGTAATGTAAGACAATATCCACCACCCGAGTAAATAAAAAGCGGCACATCCAGAAGCGGTGGTATCTCCACCCATTCCAGATTGCCGTTAAAATTGATTCTTTCCCTTATAGCGAGCTGTACGGTGACGGTTTGTTTTTTATAATCTACGGATTGAATAATTCCTGGTGCCGCTACACGCAGGCCCGCTGCTATAACGTCACGGAATCGCTGATACAACTCTACCGGATCTAGCGTTCGTTCGTTGAGTTTCGGCATGTCATCCCCTCGCTGTTTCGTTTGCTGTTTGCTGTGATACCAAAAGACCACCCCTGCCATTGCGGCCAATACCGATAACCTCTGTAGTCCAGGTATCGCCCCATGTATCGCCCTGGTGAACCAATTTAAAGACCTGATACTCCCCGTCCTGGTCGAATTGGCTTTGCTGAGCCAGATTGTTGTTACCTCCGCCGACATTAAGACTGAGCAAGGATTTCCTGATCCACTCGTTATCAATTTTTACGAGCGAAAGTAATTTAACCCGGCAATCCAGCAGCATTTTAATGTGGATACCATCGTCACCATACTGGGGCGTACCGACCAGGCCAGTAGCAGGTACACTGGCATCAGGATTCCCCGGTGACAGGACCAGAACCTGATCGGCCGGAATTTCATCGGCGATTTTTTTAACTATCAGCTTCCCGTCCTCGCCCGCCCAGTAGTAGGCATCATTGCCGATCGCCAGATCCCGCAAATACATACTAGGTGTGCCAAATAACACCTTACCACGAGGCAATGCCTGATCGGAGAGGTTTGTGCTGATTTCCCCAATGGCAATACTCTGCCGAGAGTTCCGGGTTAAGGCGTCAATCACATCGCGCGGTTTACTGCCTGCAGCAATACTGCACTTAGCGAAGTTAAGATCGAACATGGAGCTACCCCGGAGTGCCAGAATTTCCAATTTGTAGTCGACACCATTCTCCCTGTTGCGAATGACTTGTACAATGTCGCCGGTAAAGATTTCACCGTATTGTCCCTCTTCGTACCCGCCCTCGATAGATATTTGAAAACCCTCCCGGATAATCTCACCTTCGGTAGCGGCGTTCATGTTGTACACTTCGAGAGTACAGACCGCTACCTGCGTTTCAATGGCGGCCTCCACCTTGAATACGCACCGTAAAAGAGATACATCTACGGCAGTGCTATGCTCCGGGTCTTCTGCAGTAATAGACGAGGTTCCGTCAGCGCTTTTCGTGGTTTTATAGGCTGGTTTATATATTGTTACTTTCCATTTGCGCCCATAGAGTCGTCCGCTGCGTTCTTCAAGCATTCAGATCCCCTCCGTCGGTATCGCCCCATACCAAATACCAGGTGCTGCCCAGCGTGTCCAGTGACGGCCATTGCTCCTTGACAGTCTGGACCGGCACAATATAGGCGCTGCCAATGCCCAGGTATTCGTACTGTTCTAGAATGTTCTGTGCCGGTATCACCGGTAGGCAAGATATCAGGTCTTTACCGAGTTCATCCCGGATGGTCACCAACCAGTAGCCGGCCAGTTCATTGTATTGAAGTTCAAATCGCAGTGTCCGGTTTTGGCCATCGATCGGAATTTTGCTGCTAAATGTGCGGTTAGGAATTGATTGAATGGGTATAATAGATAGCATTATTTACCAAACCACCTTCCTGCAGCTTCTTCACCAGCCGCGAGTGTCGTTTTATTAATGTCCGTGGTCTGTGCCGGAACCTGGCCACCATTTGTCTGACGATAGGCGGCAACCCTAGCGCTAGACTGCGTTTCCGCTACATATGCAACGATAATTTCTCGCAGCCTGACAGTAGCTTTGAGCGCGTTCAGAGTTTTTACATCATCAGGCGCCGACAATTCTTCAATCATCATGTTTTGATAGGTCTGCAGGCGCGTTTCAACAACAATCGGCTGTCGAGCCAATTGCATGGCTTTAAGCGTCATCCAAGTTTTTGCTGACCTGCCATCTCCGGTAGCCGTATCCCGGTTTACTTGCGCGTAATTCGAATACAGTACCAAGCTCTGCAGTGATTGATAAATACGATCCAGAAAAGGATTGTTGGTCACAAAAGAAGTCGTGTGGCAATCCGTCATCATGACTTCAATTGTCAGTTCTGCCGGCTCTATGATTGCGTGGTCGGTCATGGTGACACCAGTCTGTACAGGGTACTGAGTAGGCCGCACACGACTGACATGCTCTGTCCGCATAATGCCGTCGAAATACACGCCGCCTATGGGCCATTTGGGTGTGCGAAATAAAAAAGTATCCAGATTAGAAATTCCGGATACCATATTGATAAGATCATATTTGCCGGTCAGTTTTGCAATTTGTTGGGAAAAGTCCATCCAACCAGGCTGCTTCTCACCAGACAGAATGTCTGAAAAATAGCTTGAGCCATCGACGGATAGGCCTTTTTTGACACCCAAATGAATCACCTTCTTCCCTGTAGGAATATTTTGTCATATACTTATGTTGTAAAGAATAAAATAAAGGTTGTGATATTATGAAAAAATTGTGGATTGCCTTGTTGACAATGCTGCTTATAGTTGTGAGCGTAGGAACTGCGTTATCAGCGTCAAGTAAACCCCCATCAACAAATTTTGTTAAAGTTTACACCAAAGATAATGTTACTGTTGAAGTAGACTTGAAAAACATTATCTTTCATAAATTGGACGATAAAATCGCTTTAGAATTTGTCTCACGATTAACGGATGAAAGAACTAACAAAATAGTGATTTCTAAAATGTACGTGATACCTGATGTAAATAAATTTAGGATTTTAGAATACGCCATAATTGATTCAAAAAAGGGTATCGTAACCGATAGCTCAACGAAAGTAGGGGACTGGAAACCATATACAGACGATTCTATTGTAGCCCAGTGTGTTAACTATATAATTAATAACAAAAAGAGCGAATAACATCGCTCTTTTTGTTCTCTTTTTATTACATTTGCTGTATACCATTCAACGCCCTATTCTGCAAAACGTAAGTCGCCCTATTGTTTATGCTTGATACCGTCTTGTCCCCAACTGCTTTTCCTATGTCATCCGCAGAAGCATTTGTATTCGCTACAGTCACCCCTCCGACTTCGACTCGATACGTTACACTGTTAACAATACCGCCATAGTTCTGAGCGTAAGATGGATAACCTCCCCGCAGTAGACTATTTAGTACCATTGGATCGGAGTTTGCAAAGCCATTAGCAAGAACAATAGTAGGGCTAACACCAAGCAATTTAGCCCACCATTCCCGAAACCGATCTCTCCATGTTGGATCATACATATCATCCGGCGAATTTTGAAAGGCAGGTTGATCAAGAGACTTTTCTGATACAGTAAGCCTCTCGCTGCTAACTGTTTTTGAAGTATCAGGGATTTTCCCGAGTGTTTCTTCTACATATTGTCGAATAGATGGGGCCCCTCCGTCTTGCGGTGCATCCCATGAATAATGTCCCCCTTCGCCTATTGCATCCGGTGCCCCGTCTCTCCATCTTATCCCGTTTTGATACCCGGAGTACCAGGCGACTAGCGCTCCTTCTGGTCCGAGTTCATCATAATACTGGCCTAACTTATACCGAGCAACAATTTCTTGATTCTCTGGTGTCATGGGGGCATTACTACCAATTCCCGCTTCTTCTGCCCAAACAGGCCAATTTCCAGGCATAATTTGAAATTTACCTAACGCCCGTTCACCATTTACGGCGATACCCCCAACGGCGTTATAATCTCCTCCCGATTCTTGGGCCGAAACAGCTTCCATAAAATCATCAAAATTATTTATTCCTGCACGTGTTTTACTAGGATTTCTCCCTGCCTGCGCCTTACCAGATAGCGCGTCTCCCGCCAGCTTCATGGCCTGCTTGTAATCCCCACGAACCAGCGCAAGCAATGCCTGCCCTAACTTACCAACCATCCCAACAGCCCCAAATACCACATCACTGAAGGTCTTCACGGCATGGGCTAAGCCTCTCCAAAACTCCTTGAACAGTCGGTTGTCGCTCATCATTTTAAAGAACTTAGCCAGAGTTTCAATCACATTCGACAGGATTCTAACCATAGCCGTAATCATATCCACAACGGCACGAACGGCATCCCGGAAGGTATACGCTTTCTGGGTCTTTTCCATTTCACCGTAAAATCCAGAAAAGGCAACAGTGACTAAAGACATCAAGGCATTAAACAGATCCATTAAAGCGCCGAACAGTTCCACTGACGCGTCAATAAAATCCTGCATTTCTTCAGACCGTGCAATCTCGCTGAACCATTGGGCGACAGTCTGAATACAGTCTTTGAGAACGCCAAGCAATCCCCACAGGATACCTTTTAGGCGGTCCATAAGATCGGTAAACTTTGACGCCGTATCATGGCCCTTGAAAGATTCAAGTAAGTCTTTAAATGCTGCAGTAACAATCTCTACAATACCAGAACCAAGGTCATAGAATGCGCTGCCCAGCCCCTTTATAACGGCAACAAATTCATTGACTTCCTTCGATTGCTGGACTTCTTGCATCCATTCGGCAAATTCCCCGGACAGTGTAATTACGCCGTCCTTAGCTGTTTCAAGATACCTTACAAAGCGATCCCACACTGGAACTAGCTTCTCGCCCCACTCCGACAACTTTTGTTTCGCGATATCCATGTAGGTGTTGAGCTTATCCCAGGCTGTCCCCAGGGCCGCCTGCTTACCTTCCATATGGCCGAAGTAATCATCGACCATTAGCAGCAGCGAGCCAACCAGGGCTACCATACGGCCAAGCGGTGATGCTCTTAACAGCATAAAAAAACCGGCTAAAGCAGCCGTAGCAATCTTTACGCCCCTGGGGAATGCATCCCACATGGCGTATATGGTTTTTCCTATGGTCTTGAGCAAATCCAGGAAGTGCTTGCCGACATTAAGAATATAGATCAATGCCCGTGCAACTCTCTCAGTCCATACGGGCATTGATTTAATCAGATTGTCATTGAATGACTTGAAAGTTGCTTTGGCATCGGCCAGCGGCTTCGACAGGTGCTTCATGAGATAGTAGCCCACCCACTGCAAGGCGTAGCTGGCTTCCTGTTTCAGCCGCGTAAACTCAAAAATGAGATCCCGGAAATTCCTCATCGTGCCTTCATAATCGCCACCGACTTTCATATTGCGTCCATCGGCAACAAGTGCCCGGTATCGCTCCATGAGTTCCGGTGTGAGTTGAATATTCTGTACCGATTCGCCCAGGGCATCCATAGCCGTTTTCATTTCCAGTGCTGCCTGTTTCGACACCAGCATGCTCCGAGCATACTTTTCCATAGCCAGGTCCTGTTTTGCCGCTGCCGTCATTACCCCGGCAATGGACGCAGACACACTGGCCAGCGCCGTACTGATAATTGTACTAGCAGCGACAAAGTTCTTTGCCCAGCCAGAAGTCGCTGAAGATACTACCCCACTGGTTTGGTCCAGCGTTGTTTTCATCTGGTTAAAGCCGGGCTTGTCAATCTGTACGCCCAGGCTGACCAAATATTCTTTTATAACTTCTCCTATCACTGGTTCAGCCTCCTTTGCTCTTCGGCATACTCTTCAGCTCTATGCCGGTTCTCTTCCCGAACAGCCAAAATTTCATGAGCGTCCATCAGATCGTCAAATGTATATGTTCCGTCCCAAACTTCATGCTGACGCCACATGCCCGCCGTTACTGGGGCGTAGGCGTATCCGTTAATGTTTACGTACTCACAGGGAAGATATCCGCGAGGCCTGCTTTCAATTCCTGCAAGCCTTCGCCGTCGAAAAAACCCGCAATGTTAAAGGCCAGCGCATGGACAGTGAGCAGTAGTACCAGGCGCGTGTCCTTCGCAATATCATTAACACCCCAATAGCCATTTTCA